GCAATTCTTATCGCTGCGTCTCTCGTCCTCCCTGCTGTGGGATTGATGTTGTATCGCAAGTCCCGTGACCCTGCTTGGGTGCGTGACTTAACCACTGATGAAGATGAACTCCTACTTGAGGAGTGCATTGACACTAGTCATGACAAGGCACCGGTGATGGATGCCATTGACTCAGAGGAAGTGGTTGTAGCCGAGCTTGACGGCTCGGGACCCCGAGAGGGGGTGCTGGTCTTGAAGCCAGTAGTGGAGGGGGCTAGTTGTCACCCTCCGCAATCCATCGTCTTTGGTGATTTGCCAGAGATTGATGTGGTTGCTGCGTTGCAGGACGCAGAGGTGTCGGAAGTGTCCGGCCCCACCCACCGCTTTGAAGTTGCGGTGCACCGTGATGCTTTGGCGGTTGTCGCATCAGGTAAGAACTCAGCTAGCGTTGCTACCGATGGTTTCGTCAAGGATGTCGAGCCAGTTACGGTTGAAAAGCATCGCTCAGTGCGTCGTCGCGAAGCTTTCGTACGCGCTCTTGTAGCTGAAGTTAAGTGCAAATTGGGTAGACCTGTACGCAGCGGTGCCAATGACTTGGTTATCCGTCGCTTAATGTACAATCGATGTGCGGAGAACAAAGTCAGGCCTGGTGACACCAAGCGAGCCATCGACTTGGCTCTTGAGCTGGTGTACGCCGTTGACTCTTCTGAGGTCAAGGCTATGGTCTTGCGTAAAAGCGAGACATTGCGGGAACAACGCGCCAGGTTGGCGTACCAGTCCCGCAGTGCACTGTACCGAACCTTTGTCCCCGAAAACTGGTTCGTGGGAGTAAACATGTGGTTGTCCTTCTCGCAAGAGAAGGACATCGCTGCATGAGGGCGCTTGGTAGCCGCACATGGGAAAAGTCACGTATCCACGTTGACACATCCCGGTTTGCGCGTGCGGCGAACCCAGGCGCCTGTCGGTGTAAGGACACTCTACTCAGTTACTGAGTTGAGTGAAAGCCGTTCCTTAGGCATCAACAACGCGGATATCACCACTCTTGAGTGCGCGTTGTTGGAGCGGATGTATTATTGCAAAGTGAAGGGAGCTTTTGTGGAGCCACCCCCGGTGACAGCCGGTTTATACACAGCGAGGTTAGCCAACTTCAAGAAACTACTGCAGAAGCGCGTTGGGCATTGCTCCCCTATTTCCCTCGACGAGGTCGTCGAGATGTATCAGGGCCGGAAACGCACAATTTACGCTAATGCTAAGGAATCCTATGAAGTGTCAGGCCTGACTCGAAAGGACGGTTATTTGAATAGTTTTGTCAAGTTGGAAAAAGTTAATCCAGACAAAGCCCCGCGGTGCATTCAGCCGCGGAAACCAGTCTACAATATCATGTTGGCTAAGTACATTAAGCCACTTGAACACCGCATGTACCAAGCAATTGACAAGGTATACGGCGACGGCCCAACTGTAATCAAGGGTTACAATGTTGACCAGATTGGGCGCATCATCCGTGGAAAGTGGAGATCTTTCCGGAACCCCGTCGCGATCGGGTTAGATGCTACTAAGTTCGACATGCACGTGAGTGTCGAAGCTTTGGAGTGGGAACACTCCAACTACAACGATATCTATCGCTGCAAAACCCTGCGGCGTTTGCTGACCTGGCAGGTCAACAATAAGGGATATGGTTGGTGTAAGGACGGGAGCCTGCGCTATTCAGTGCGGGGACGCAGAGCAAGTGGCGACATGAACACAGCACTGGGCAATTGCCTCATTATGTGCGCGTTGGTTCATGCTTATGCTGAGTACAAGAGTATCAGCGTTAAACTCTGCAACAATGGTGATGATTGTGTGGTTCTAATGGAAAGAGAACACACCCACAACTTTATGGAAGGACTAGATAAATGGTTTCTCGAGATGGGATTCCGCATGGTTGCGGAAGAGCCCGTATACGAGTTGGCCAAAATCGAGTTCTGCCAGATGCATCCCATTGAGTTCGATGACGGCACATGCCGGATGATTCGTAACATACCCGTTGCTATGAGGAAGGATACGCTGTGTACTATATCAATTGCCAATCAGAAGGCGTTGAAAGGGTGGTTCACAGCGGTTGGCAAGGGGGGCTTGGCATTGACCGGAGGGATACCGATCATGCAGAACCTCTATAGAAAGTTCGTTCAATTGGGCGGAGATGTGAACACTAAAGTTGCTGATGATTTGGCGCGAAACAGTGGTATGCATCTCATGTCCAAAGGTATGGAAGCACACTTTGTTGAGCCGAGCGACAAAGTGCGCGCGCAAGTCTTTGCTGTTTGGGACATCACACCCGCTGAGCAACTTGAGATTGAAAGGTATGTGGATTCATACGAGATGGACCCGTTTGCAGATGTCCCGCAAACGGTCGATAACCATCAGAATCACAACCCAATCTGGCATGCGTTATCACGGTAACTACTGTGGACCCAATTGGTCGGCAGGTAAGCATCAGGCGTCAGTTGACTCCAATGTTCCTGCCTCGGATGAGTTTGACGAGAGTTGTAAGATGCATGACCGCGCTTACGCACTAGGCTTGCCCTTGAAGGCTGCCGACATGCAATTTGCGCGCGACAATCTACTATCCTTGAGTCCCAAGCGGATGCTCGCAGGAGCATTGGTTGGGGCGCAAGGCCTCTTTCGACCAGACGATAGACCAATTCTACCAACCACTATGAACAACACTATCAGCAAGCGAGGTAACCAGACCCGTTTTTCCAACCCTAGCCCCATCATGCGCCGTTCAGCGCCTGGTGGGAACCAAAACACAACACGAGTCGGAAACGACATTACTCGTATGGCACCAGTCGCAACTGCCACGAGACGCACTGGACAAGCGGCGGTGATCCGCTCTACAGGCAAAGGTGTGACAGTCACACACCGCACTTTTCTTGGTCCCATCACCAACACGTTGGCTTACACAGTCACGGGATTCAATGTCAATCCTGGATTGGCAGACACGTTTCCGTGGCTGTCCAAGGTCGCAAGCAGGTACGACAAATATCGGTTCACGAAGCTACGCTTTGAGTTCCGCAGTGTAGCTGCTACTAGCACCCCTGGAGTCTGCATGATGTCTTTTGACTATAATGCTGCAGACCCGCTGCCCGTCAACAAACAAATCCAAGCGCAGACAATTCCCAATGCAGAGAACAATATCTGGGTTAACAACGATCTCGTTGTCCCAGTGGACCAACAATGGCGCTTCGTCCGGCAATCTCTGGTTGCTGGTACTGATATCAAAACCTACGACATGGGCGTCATGTCTCTTAGCACTGTTTATGGTGGCGGTAGTGTAGGCGGAGAACTCTATGTGGAGTACACCGTCGAACTTGAGAAGCCATCTGAACCTGATGCCATTGCTAGCTTAGGTACTGCAACCGGCCCACTCGTCGCTGGTCCGCTCTTTAGCGGATCCGTTCCGATGGCATTTACCGGTTTGCCTTCCTGGAGAGCCATCTCCAGTACGGCTCTTGAATGCGTCGTTCCCGGCACTTGGGTTTTCACCCAAGAGACGACCGGCGCCTCCATTACCTTTGCCATCCAGCCATCACTCCTCATTGGAACACCGGTCGTTACGAATTTATTCGCACCGGTTGTCAATACGGCCGCAACCCGCGCACTCACCACATATACAGTACGCGCGCAAAAGGGAGACCGTATTTCCTACTCTGGCACCATTTCTGCAGCCACAGTGACTTTCTTCACACTCGCCATATCCGAATGGACGACGTCGTAAGAACAATAGCATCGAGAGTTAGGGATGCCGCGCGCCAGAAGGCGAAATTGCCACCCACCGAGGTGGAAGTGCTGACGGGTGATGACCCGGTTGGCCACATTGAACATGTCACGTTCATAGCCCGATGCAAGTTAGCTCTGCACCGGTATGTTGTGAGACTGATCTGTAGTTTGAGATATCAAAAGTCGCGACGCGACGCTCCTCGATGAGGAACTGTGACGAACGGAGACCGAGTTGGCTGGTTACCAACTAAAGTAAAGTGTAGTGGTGTACACATGGGCACAGCGAATCATCACCCGTATGGGTAGACAATCAGTGACAGCAATGTTATTACCAAACATCCAGGTGTGCGGCCATCCGCACAACTCACTTGCGCTAACAAGTGTTTTATCTCTTCGGAGTCTCCTCAGGTCTCACTACGTTCGCGTGGTGGGGGGCTGCCTTGGAGGAGTAGCAAACCAAGTACGCT